GTGCAAGAAGCGGCGGGCGCGCCCCGCTTCCGCTTTACACCCGCGACATAGTACGCGATTGCATCATAGATGCGGTTACTATCGGCTTGCTTCCGACCGGAAACCAGTTCAATATAATAGCCGAAAGGATGTACCCCACTAAGGAAGGTTATACTTCGCTTCTTCGCAAGCTGGGCGTAAAATACTTCATTGATACCTCATACGACAAGGGGCAAACGCAGAACTTCGCCGAAATACCTTGCAAAATAAACTATGAGTATAACGGAGAAAAAAACGGCTTTAGCATTATTGCAACCGTAAAGAAGGATGATTACAGCAGCCACGACCAACTGCGCGGAAAAGCCGAAAGAAAGGCTAAGAAAGCCCTATACGAGTACATTACGGGGTGCGACTTCGGCGATGCAGACGAACAAAGCAGCGTACCGATAGTGGATGCGGTAGCCGAAGAAATAAAAGAAGAAGCGAATGCCGCGCCTACTATTGGAGTTATCGACGGGCAACCCATACAAGCCCAGCAGGGACAAACGGCGCAAAGCGAACCAGCTAACCCGCCGCAAGCACGGGAAGGTCGCGGAAGTAATAACGCTAAACCATTGTTCTAAATATGGAATTAACCGTATTAGGTTCAAGTTCAGAGGGTAACGCCTACGTTTTGCAAAACGCGGGCGAAGCCCTTCTACTTGAAGCTGGAATACCATTCAAGAAGGTATTAGCAGCGTTGGGCAACAACGTAAAGAAAATAGTAGGCTGCCTCATTACCCATGAACATGGCGACCATGCCGGGCGTATTAATGAGGTTTTAAACTACGTTGTTCCGGTTTACGCTTCCAAAGGCACGATAGAAGCCGCTAAGATTAATTCTTGCTGGCGACCGACCCACATAAGGATGGAAAACGGAAGTTACCAGCATTTACGGCTGGGCGGTTTTACTATCATTCCCTTTCCCACGAAGCACGACAGCCGCGAACCGTTGGGCTTCTACGTCTGGCATGAAGAAACGGGCGGCGTATTGTTTGCTACCGATACTTTCTATTTGCCTTGCACATTTGCCGGGTTAAACAACATATTAATTGAATGCAACTACGACCCGGATATATTGGAACGCAATGTAACAGAAGGTTATATACCGGAAGTATTGAAAGAACGAGTACGGAGAAGCCATTTAAGCTACTATACTTGTTTGGACGCATTGAAGGCTAACGACCTAACACGGGTTAATAACATAGTATTGATACATATAAGCGAAGGGAACGGCGACGCGGTAGCCTTCCGGGACGGAATAGCAAAAGCCACCGGAAAAACGGTACACGTCGCAAAACCCGGACTACGGATTAGTTTCAACAAAACACCTTTTTAATTGCAAGCACTATGATTAAAGGGTTTTCAGAAGAAACGCAACCGCTGACAGAATACGAAAGGAAAGTAATACTTCCGATTATTCTTGAAGGCTTGAAAACCAAGATAGGCAAAGCCAACGCGGTAACGAATAAGTATATTATTTCCCGGTTACGTGACAGCTACAAGATAGACGCGGCACGGCTAAGGAAGATAATAAACCACATTCGTACAAACGACCTTCTACCGGGACTTATAGCAACTTCCGAAGGTTATTTCTTAGCTACGACCGAAAGCGAACTTTTGGAATACGAAGAAAGCCTGAAAGGACGTGAAGAAGCTATAAAAGCAGTACGGTTGAGTATCGCAAGGCAAAGGCGCATACTTTACGAAGACGCGCACAAGCCCAAGCAGGGAACATTATTTTAATATTTAAATTTTAGTGACATGAAAAAGATTTGTTTATACAGAAAAGAGAACGGGAACGAGAATTTACAAGGCAGATACGACAACGTAGAAGAAGCGCAAGACACCGTAAAGAAACTTACCGAAGACGAAGGGAACGGTAGTATTTTCGATTACTTCTACAAGGAAGAAGACTACGAGGAAATAACCGACCGGGTAAAGACCTACGAAGACGCATGCAAGGTATTAGGCGTAGAACCGATAAACGAACAAAACGCGAAGGCGCAAGGCTTCAGATCGGACGAAATAGCACGCCGCAAATTGGAAACTATTGCCGCAGCACTTAACGAAGGCTGGAAACCGGATTGGAACAATACCGACCAATACAAATACTACCCTTACTTCTATATACAAGAAAACGCGAAAGGCAANTCGGCTCTCGGCTTTGCTTCTACGCTTCACGTTTGGCACGGTACGCGGGCAACCAATTTACAGACTTATACGAACAAATTTTAATTGAGAAGCTATGACAAAGCAGGAATTAGTGAACTCGGTAGCGGAACAGACCGGATTAAACAGCTATCAAGTAAAGGAAGTATTAGAACGTACATTTGATGTTATTCGGGACGAAGTGACGGGCGGCGATACGGTAACTATTCGCGGCTTCGGTACTTTCCAAACGAAGCAACGCAAGGCGAAACCAGCCCGGAACATAAATACGGGCGAAACCCTATTAGTTCCAGCCCGCAAGGTTGTTGTTTTCAAACCCTCAAAAGACTTTAACGCGGATAGGATATGAAACAGAACGAAAAAATACAGACCCGGAAAGACGAAGTACGCTTCAAAACTTCGGACATACGCCGAATAATAGGAAAATACTTAGCGGCAAATGTTTTGCGCACATGGAACGAGGATTTTGTGGACGATGATACGGGAGAGGTTGTAACTATTGAGCGCAACGAAATTCTGTTTGAGCGCGGGAAATATATAGATAACGATTTGGCGACCGAGATAAATTTCTATCTGCAAAGCGAAGACGTTAAAGAAGTGGAAGTAAGCAACCAACGAAGACTCGCTTACGAAAACAAGCGAACCAGCCTTTACCCGTTCAAGATTTCCGCTACCATTGGCGGTAAGCGGCATAACTTCATATTGCAGGCGCAAAACATAATAAAAGCCTATGAGGTTGCGACCGACTATATAGAATTGAATTTTACCCAGCCGTTCGACATAGTGGGCATAAAGTTGATGGATAGGATTATAATTCTTAACGACCGCCTGCGGAAACACGTTGAAGCGCAGGAAGGCGCAAACGAAGAAGGCGAAGAAAGCAACGACGGGGAAGATCAGCGTAACGATACGAAGTATTACAAGGTTGAAGCCGACGTAGTAATACAATCGGAAGACGAAGAAGAGCCGAATAAGCAGAACTACGATTTTGTTGTAAAAACACGCGACGTGGATACGGCTAAGGTCGTTATTACCGCATGGATAAACAGCAAGATAAAAGAGCGTATAGAAAAAGAAAACGAAGAATGTAAGGTAGTGGATATTTCCATACTTGCGGCTTCGCCTTTCGCTTGCAACGCGATTGTAGAAAAAGCCTTTTGTTTGGCATACAAAGAACAAGAAGAAAGTTATTAACTAACCGGGGCGCGCCTTCGGGCGTGTCCCTAAAATATACCTATCATGGGCGATAAAAATTCATTCGTATTATATATGGATTTGCTTTCAGTGCTTGATGAACTTGACGACGAAGAAACGGCTATGTTGTTCCGCGCGATTAGAGCCTATAACCAATTAGAGAGCGAAAACGAAGCTATACGGACGAAGGCTGCGGAAGATTTGGAAGCAATGACGGCGAACAAAACCGTTAGGATAGCATTTGCACCCATCCGAAAACGTCTTGAAGCTGATAACAAGCGTTACGCGGAAACAGTGCAGTTGAATAAAGCTAACGGCAAATTAGGGGGCGCGCCTAAAGGTAATCAGAACGCACGAAAGAAGAAAAAGAATACGGAAACCGAGGAAACAAGCCAGAACAACCCAAACAACCGGGCGGTTGATTTTTCAACCGAAACAACCGAAGGGTTGAAAAAACAAGCGAAAACAACCGAAAACAACATTGATATGATATGTAATGATGTTGATATGATTAATAATAATTCTCCTTCTCTTCTTTCTCTTGATGGCGTGCGCGAGAAAAAAAACATAAACGGCAAGGAAACCGAAAACAGTAAGTTTCTAACCGAATTTTTCAGCGAAAACAAAAGGGCGCAGATAGAAACCATTTGCATGCAGCTTCATGTCACTCCCGAACGATTGCGCAAGGAAGCCGAAGAAGTTATAGACGAATGGGAACTAACCGGAGATACCCACATAAATTATACCGAATGGGCGCGGCATTTGATTAATCATCTAAGAATTAAAATAAGGAAAGACAATGGGAACAACAGAGAACAAAAAGCAGGAGCAACCGATACAACGGATAGACATAGTGGCATTTGCGAACCTGCTACGCAAAAGAAGCCCCGCCGTAGCACGCTTTANTGGCGAAAGCATGAAACCGGGGTTATTCATGTACGGAACACCCGGATGCGGAAAGACAACATTAGCGCGTGCAATTTCCCAGCTAATAAATACGATTTACCATAGCGATATATCGTTTGAACGTAAAGGCGTTTCCTTTATTCCGGCTTCCGCACTTACGGAAGCAGCGAAGGGGGAAAAGCAGGAACTTTTAGCGGACTTGAAAAATACCGAGCTTCTTTGCATTGACGACGTAGGGACGGAACCAGCAAGCCTAAAGGTTTGGGGAAACGAGGTTAGCCCGTTGGTAGATTTGCTATACCACCGTTACGACCGCCAGTTATTCACGATTATAACCTCAAACTTGGAAGGCGACGAAGATATAGCCAAGCGTTACGGGGTTCGTGTAGCCGACCGATTTGTAGAGATGTTCGACCTTATAGGCTTCGATAATTCAAGTTACCGACCAAGACTAACAAAGCTAACACCGCGATAGCCGTACAAATGAACCCCGATATTCAACTATCGTATTTCAGACGGTAAGATGTAAGGGAAACAATATAATAACGCCTTAACGGGCAAAAAAACGATTAAAAGACATGAAGAAGCATAAAGTATATATAAGCGGGCAAATAACCGGGCTTCCGGTAGCCGAATACGTGGAAAAGTTCAGCAAAGCGGAAGCAGAACTAAAAGCAAAGGGTTACGAGGTTGTAAACCCATTGCGGTACGAATTAAAGCCGGGTTCGCGCTGGAACGAACAAATGAAGGTGGATATTCGCCTTTTGCTCGATTGCGACGCGATTTATATGCTTTCTAATTGGGAGCGCAGCACGGGCGCAGGGCTGGAACTATATATAGCCGAAGGTTTGGGACTGATTATAAACTATGAGAAACCACCCAAACACCGGGATATAAAGACGGCTATACTTACCGCTATGGGGGTTAGCTTCGCTTCCATTTCAGAAGACAGCCGTAACCGCTGGCACGTTTACGCCCGGATGATTTACGCGCATCATTGCAAAAAACGCGGCGAGAATACCCAACGTATAGCGGAAGAAACCTTACACGACCAAAGTACGATATGTTATTACCTTCGGCGGTACGATAGCGAATATAAGTATAACAAGGAGTTTCGCGCAGCAGCCGAAAAGGTTGCTACCCTATTGAGTAAAAAGTTAAGTGTTCCAAAGGACGTATTAAAATAAGACGGTTCGTTAATATGAGATTTGCACTAAGAAATAAAAGCAAGCTAATAAAGGCTTTCGGGGAAGACTATTACAAGCTATTGATAAGCAGCTTAACAGCCTTCGC